GCCGGGCGGTGGTCAGGTAGTCTTCGCTAACATCGAGTTTTATGGTGTCCGAGATCCCCCAGTCATTTGTGGTGTTGTTGCTCCCGCTGGAGAAGACCAGGGCCTTCCCTGAGATGTTTCCGCTCAGGGAGATGATGTAGTAGTCCAGGGCGTCCGGCTGCGTCACCCCTAGAAATATATTCCCCCGGTCCAGCCACGGCTTGCTCATGATCTGGGCCTTGCCCTGGATCTTGGTGAAGCCGGAACTGGTGGGCGCCGCCGGGTTGGTGAAGTCCAGGGTCACGCGGTACACCTGAGGCTTGAGCGTGCCACCGTCGTACCAGGTGTAGAACAGGTATCCGGTGGTTCCGTTCAGGGCGATGCCGGTGAGGTTGGCCGCCTCCTCGCCCGCATTCATAGTCGGGGGCACAGCCGGTGGAAGCGGAGAACCACCAACCGCGAACGGAGCAAAGGTCTGGGTAAGGTTCGACAAGTTGTATCCAACCACGTTGATTCTGAGCGTGTTTCGGTCGAAGTAGGCCCCAACCCATAGGTCGGTGTCCTGAACCCAGCAGGCGACCGCGTCCGCGTCCACAACCGGGATTGTCGCTGAGGTGTAAGCCGGCGTGATGGCGTCCACCCGCATGACCCGCACGGAAGCCCCGGCGGCATCCCGGGCGATTCCCTGAAACACTTTGTTGCCGATCTCCACCATGTCCATCTGGAAGTTGACCGTGGCCCCCAGGCCAGTGTTTATCTCGGCTGCGATGTTTCCGGCCGCCCCCACTGTCCGGTACCTGAGCGTGCCTGAGTGGACGTAGAAGCAGAAGATGTTCAGGTTGTCCACGTCCACAATAAGCCGGGTGTGCATCGCGATGACGCCGCTTTGAAGAGTCTCCTCTGCTATCTGGTTTCCGCTAACCAGGTCGAAGGTCTGGATTGTGGCGTTGTATCCAGGTCCGGCCAGGCTGTCGATCTCGTTTGAGGTTCTAACTTCCAGGTCCGCAGCCTCGATTCGCGCCGTGTTGCACTCCCGGGCCACCGTGGCTTGCTGGACGGCGTGGCGGAACTGCTCAACGCTCCACATGGCCATGACTGAGGCTTGACGCATCACGCCGGTACCCCAGGAGTCTCCCTCGAACGCCTTGACGGCCCTATCCAGGATTACCAGGTCGTCTTTGTATACCGCGGCGTGTGGCTCTGAGTTGGTCGCCGGAAGCGAGTCCAGGCCGTACCGCTTCTCGATGGCTCCCTTTTTGGTCCACCTGGCGTTCTCCACCTTCAGCCATGCCTGGTCGACGAGTTGAGGGTTCGTGCCGGTATCCAGCCCCACCTGGCCAGCCTTGAGCCCGATGACCTTCTTGTCCAGGCCTGTGCGTTTACGAACGGTCATCAGTACACCAGAGCCGCAAAAGTGCAGGCACCAGAGGCGCGGAAGGTGACGGTGCTGGCGTCCCACTCCACGCGGTCCACGATGATGCCGGCTCCCACCAGGTCCGTCTGGACCCACCCTTCTGGGGTTCGGCTCAGCCCATGGTTCACGGTCGAATTTGCAGCACCGCCGAACTCGATGGATACAGGGGTGCCCTTGGAGCCAATGGACTCAGAGCGAATCCTCTGAATCTCGTCCTGCATGGTGTCCTCAAGGTTCTGGACATCATCCTGGTTGGTAGATGTTCGCTCCGGGCTCACCGCTGGTACCTCCAGTAGAAGTCGGCGTCCAGAACGTCAAGTTCCACGTCCCGGACCCGCTTGGGTTCACCCTCGTCCCGGTCGGTGGCGTCCAGAAGTACCTCGTTTAGGATGGCGCTCAGATCCGCCTTGAGATCTGCCACGTCCTCTTCTTGCTTCTCCTTCACCTTGATGGTGGCATGGAGAACAACCGCCTCATCCCAACCGGCCACACCGTCAAGTTCGATGGCATCATCGGTGCCGTCCGTGGCCAGAAGCGGGGGATTGGGGATGTAGAAGACCGTGACGGTGGCGGCTTGGTCCGGTGTGGGGCGAATCTCAAACTGCACCGTTCCGGACACCCGGATCCCGCTGTCAACAATTCGGTAACGCCAATCCGGAATCTGGGCGCTCACCTGGTACTGATACCGCTCCGAGGACATGTACCGGCGCATGGGGATATCGCGCCCGTTGTACGGGATAGACACACTCCTGGGCATCCAAAAATCAGACGGCATGGGATATGACGCAGTCCCAGGGGTAACGTTTACAGTGGTGCTGCTCTCCACCCAGTCCGGGCTTGCCCTGATGATGGACCGGTACCAGAGGGCTATACCCTCATTAACCCACCGGCGCATCTCTGGAAGGATGACGTAGCCGACCGTTTCGCTGGTAGGGACAGGTATCCCAGCCAGGTTATAGGCCCGCGTGATGAGGTTCAGAAGGGTCTGGTTGCGAGCCATTTGGCCTTCCTTTGTTTCAGGCTACTAGGGGCGATCTCCAAACGTTGCCGTAATGTAGTAAACGGACGAAACGAGATCTGCGGCAGCTGCTGGGCTGCTCAGGTTGGTGAACTGAATCACCAGTGTGTTGGTGGTGAAGTCGGAGATGTACCACCGAACGCTTGGATCGGTCACAGTGTTCTGAATCCCAAGACGGGCGCCACGGAACTGCACGAACGTGTCCTGGAACTCAAAAGTATGCTGACCCACACCAGTGCGAACCGCCGCGGCCTCGGTGATGACGCCCTCGAAGTCGATGGCGATTACTGTGCCGGCTGCATTGGTAGTAACAGTCCCCTCAAGGACCACATCGTCATCCCGTGCCCGCTTGACGACCGAAGGGTATTTTCTGTTGGCCATTCTTGCGCTCCTTTCAGAGCGGGGGGCCCACCGAAGCAGGCCCCCCGGTTAGGGATTAGACGAAGTCGAACCGACCCCAGGAACGCGGGCGCTTGATACCGAACTGCGGCCACGCAACCAGGCGGAACTCGCGAGCCAGGGCGCTCTCCATCGGGCGACCGCTCTGGGCCTGCGGACCCGCCCAGTGGGGGCACGCGCCGATGCTGACGATCTGGAGCTGGCCCTGGTCCCCGGCGTAGATGCTGTCCCGGGGGCAGTTGCGATCCGGGACGCACTCGATGATGCCGGCCGGGGTGGCGACCTTGATCACCTCGTAGCCCAGGGTGGCCACCACCTTGCCGTTGCTGGCGGTGTACGGAACCTTTTTGTTGTACCGCTCGACCGAACCGACGGTATTGATCAGGCGCCGAATGCGGAAGGGGTTCATGTAGGCCGTGTTCATCACTCCGCCGCCGCGGGAGATGTACTCACCGAGCAACTGCAGGGCGTCGTCCTCGTTGAAGCCGGCGTAGTCGCCACCGGCCACGTCCGAGAAGTAGTATCCCGCCAGCGCGGTGCGGTTCACATTCCGGGTGAAGCCGAAGATCACGGAGCTCGCCGTGAACTCTGCCGTGGTCGGGATCCACGCCGCGAAGCCCAGGAAGTTCAGGCGGTCGGCAGCGGTGACGTAGTCGCCCTCGGTGAAGATGCTGTCGCCCACCGCGATACCAGCCGCGAGGCTGTTGGGGGTCGCAGAAAGAGTTACGGTGCCGGCGATCTCGTCAACGGCAGTAATGCCGAGGGAAGTTGCGGTACGAAGGGCAGCCGCAGCAGAGGCCGCGAACACGATCTCCTGGCCCTCGTGGAAGTTCACGATGTCCAGCGCGTTGTCCAGAAGCAGGGTGGTGGTGGCCAGGTTGGCGGTTGCTGCGATAGTGGCGATGGAGCCGGAGCCGTTGCCGAACATGTGCCGCCCGCAGCTGTTACGCAGTGCGGTGAGGGCGCCGTCCGTCTGGGCCTTCATGGTGTTTCGGATGGCCTTGGCCGAAGTGTTGGAGCCGGCCAGCAACTTCTCGCCGATCTGGATCACGGAGTGGTCGTCCGCGAAGGTCATCTCGAACTTGGCGTGGCGCACGCGCCCGGCGTTGGCCTGGGCCTGGGCGAAGGTCGCAGACCGGCCCGGGATGTCGTACTCCACGTAGAAACTGTAGTCCTCACCGCCGCCGTCGGTGGTCTTGGCGGTGCGCATCCAGGCCGGATTGTAGTCGGCCACGGTGCTTTCCAGCCTCCAGGGCGCGTACATGTGCTTGAGCGCGTCCCAGAGTGCGTAGGTGGTAACTGCCATTGGGTATCTCCTGTTTTGTGCCGCTCAGGAGTCCCCCTATTCTGGCTTGTAGGGAGGGCAGTGCTGGCGTTAGGTCCGTAGACCCATCGCGGCGGGGTTTATGGGCTAGAGAGTGCCATCCGTGATGGCCTTGTTTATCATCTCCAGCGCGTCTTTTTCAGCCTGTTCTGGGGTGATTATGCGCTCCTCAGTATTTGGCTCACCTGCAAGGTCGGGTGTGATTGCCTTCCCGGGGGCGCCTGCTTCCGCTGGCTTGGTAGTGGCGGCGCCGTTGCCTGGTACTCCGAGACGGGTTCTCAACTCGCCCTCAATGAACTTATTTTTAAGCAAGTCATCGAGAGAGGTCAATACATTTGTTTTCGCTGCCGTCTCTGTTTCGGTGAGAATTTCAGCGAACTTGTGTTGGTCCGGCATCGCCAGCTCACCCTGAATGCCGCGGGAGTTTCGCTCCTTGACGTGAGAAAGGACACGTTCATAGACCATATTTGCCCCAGCCTTCCCAAGGCTGGCAAGTACCCCGAACTTGTCCGGGTCCGCCTCAATGACGCCCTGGAGGCGCGTGAGTTCCGCGTCCACGTTCTGCTGGTGGGCGGCCTCTGCCTTCCCCTTCTCCAGTTCGTCTATGCGCTCCTTGAGCGCCTCAGTTTCCTTCGAGGGGTCCGGTGCTTCGGGTTCAGGAGTTCCACCGAGTGCCAACTCTGTCGCCGCCGCAGCGTCGAACCCAATAGTCTTGAGCGCGGCCCGCTGCTCGTCTGGAGTGCCCGTTATGCGTCGGCGCAACTCCCTGAAGGCGTCCAATTCATGCTGCTGGGCCTTGAGAGCAACCGCGGCCTCATGCTGCTCGCGGTCCTTGCGCTCCAGTTCCAAGCGAGTGGCCTCGTGCGGGTCGGCTGCCTGCTCTTCGGCTGGGGTTTCCTGTGCGGCTTCCCCTTCCGCGGCGCCCTCTTCCCCTGCCTCGACTTCCGCGCCCTCTGCCGAGGGTTCCGTTAGTTCCACATCCTCAACGGGTGGAATCCCGTCAACTGCGGCCTCTGCCGCGGCCTCTGTCTCCAATTGATCTGGCATGTTGTCTCCTGTTTACACTGGTAGTTCTGGCTCGGGTAACATTGCTTCGGGTGGCAACTCTGGGGGCATACCGCCGGCATCCGGTGGCGGTGCAGCATCGGCCCCGGGCGGCATCTCCGCCGCGGCCTGCATGACTTCCATTTGCTCCTGGCGTTTGGCCACTTCCTCTTCCAGCATGGCCTGGGCCTGCTCAATCCAGGCCTGCATGAGGTCCAGCTCGGCCTGGTCACAACCCATGGTCTTGGCGCGGAACTGGGCCGCGGCCACCCGATCGATGATGCCCTGTTGCATCACCATGAACGGCTCCGGGGACTGGGCCTCCCCATCAAGCATGAGTTCGATCTGGCGGTCCACGTCATCGATGGCTGCGGTGGCGAGACTGTCGCTCTGCTCGAGGTCTGGGAAGGCCAGGAGTTTTCTCGCCTCTGGTACGCCGCCCTCCAGGAGTTGCGCATCCATGAGCCGCTCCACCGTATCCAGGCGCCCGGTCGGGGTGATGGGAAGGTAGGAAGTGGGGAACACCTTCAACTCGTAGGAGGTCCGATCCAGGTCGATCTCGCTCCACTTGATTTCATCGTATCCGCACTTAGTCCGGTACCGGCTTACGTGGCCGCCGATGTCCTTGCAGGCCTCAACGGTCAGGTCTGCAATGTCCATGAAGAAGTTCTCCCAGGCAGTGGACAGGAGCGCGTGACGGCCTGTCTCTGTCTCAGCCATCATGTTGAGGGCCCGCCCGGATTCGATGCCAGGGGGCTTGATGCTGGAAGCTGACATCTGGGATACGCCCTGGCTCTCGAATATCCACCCGCGCAAGGTGCTCAGGAACTTGTATACCTCACTGGAAGCGCTGTTGGGCATTGACACCTTCGGGGGGACGCTCCCTTCGTACTCCACCAGGTCCCCGCTCACGTTCCGGAGTTTGTCCGGATTCAGGTGCGCATCCTTCGGGGCGATGACCTTGGCCACGCTGAATAGGTGCATGGCATCCTGAATCCGCCGCAGGAGTTTGTTGCACTCCATCTGCAGGGGCTCCTCCGTCTCCATCACGCCCTGGGCATAGAATCCCAACAGGGGTTCCGTCCAGCGCAGGAAGGCAAACGGGTAGTGGTCCCGCTTGTACTGCTCATCCAAGAGGGTGGCCTCCTTGATGACACAGCAGTGCTTGCCATCGTCGCAGTCTGGGCCGCTCGGAAGGTGCCAGCCCTCGATTACCTCCACGATGTCCGAGACGCGAGAAACAGACCCATCTCCAGCGGCGGCTTCGTCCGTGAAGTCCCCAACCGCGAGCATGATTTCTTTCTTGAACTTGGGGTATCTGGCACACAGAACGCCCGCGCTCACATATGCCACCTGATAGAGGGTCCTGGGCAGCGGCGACGTGAGATAGTCCGTCTCCGGGACGATGATCTGGCCAGGGAACACCCGCTCGAAGCAGACCTCCCCATCCTTCGGGTAGACAGCCATCACGCCCAGGTCCATCACCCCGGCATCGTGGAAGACCGTGACCGCCTTGCGGTAGATGTCGCCCTTGTACCACTCTCCCTCAACCGCCTTCTGCATCTGCTTCGCCTGCCGCTGCAACTTGAACGCGCCCGGGTCCGTGGTACTGGTCAGGAAGGTTGGGCTGATCTTTTGGGATGCGATGCGAGCCGCCAGGGTCTGGACACAGGACCGACTCGGGTTCATGAACAACCGCTTCTCGCCCTCCAGGGCATTCCTCCACCTGGTGTCGGTATCGATGCCGGTTCCAGGCGTCCACCCGGGGCAATCCTTGTTGAGGTAGGTGGACATGTGCCGGCGCAGTCGCACGTTGCGTGAGTCGATGTCTTCGCGGAGTTCTGCGATGGTATCGTACACGCCCTCATGAGGGGTTTTTGACTCCCACCAATGGAGGTTCTTTTTTTCGTTGTTAGAAGTCATTCCAGGCACCTTCCTCCTCTACGCTGTCCAGGTATTCCTGACGCATCTTCTTACTCTGCGCCGCGCGTTGTTCACTTGCCGTTGGTACGGTGTCTGGCTCTATTTCGCCGCGGAGGTAATGCCTGGCATGGCGGGTAGCAACTAGGCGTGCATCACAGCAGTCATTCGGCATCCCGGGCTGCTCAACCCATGTTCCGTCTGGGCGATACTTCTTGACGAGCTTCTCTGTTTCCTCAACCGATGGGCTCGTCTCCGGGGACTGTACCAGAATTCTCCCGGCCGCGGCTTCGCTGTTGAAGATGTCGATCCAGGTCCGCTTGTCCCACCGCTCTGCTTCCATCATCGGTATGCCATGGGCCCGGCGCAGTTCCTCGAACACTTCCCGGTTGGAGGTGTCGCCCACGATCTGAAACCGACCGCCCTGGGCGTCGTCCACCGGGTAGGATTCCATGACCTCCCGGATTTGGTCGGCAAAGTCCTTGATGAGCATGAAGGATTTCTTCCAAGACAGGATCTCCACCAACTTGTCCGAGTTCTGCCGCCATCCGTTTAGGGATAGCGCCTTGGCGTCGTTCCACCCGGTATCAACCCCAAGGACGTACTGATCCGAGGGGTTGGGGTTCCAGAGGTGCTCATACCGATTCTTCCCATAGGGGTCGAACCTGTAAACCTTGTTTCCGAGTTCCTGGACCCACGCCTTGAAGTAGTTGCGCAGCGTCTTCGGGTCCTTCATGTAGTCCTTGTTTACCCGGGCCTTCTCTGCAATCTCCTGGGCAAACTGACGGGCCATGTATGGATTCTCGGCGGTGGTCCAGGTGTGGACGCTCCACAGCTCCGCCTCCGGGCACTTGATGGTCCCGTGGGGGCGCCGGCCGCTGAAAATGTCCTTGTAATCGAACTGGTGGGTCAGCTCGTAGTGCAACCCCATCGGAATCGTCCCCGGGATGCTGGCGATCCACATACTTCCATTGTCATGGTCCAGGGTGGCGGGCAGCAGGATGTCGTCCACCAAGTCCTGTACCACCCCAGGCATGAACGCGGCTTCATCCACCGCAGCGGACAGGATGGAGCGACCGTACAGTTTGTAGATGACCGCCAGCCGGTTCGCCCCGTAGAGCTGAATGATGGAGCCGCCGGGGAGGGTGATTCTGAGCTTCTGTTCCTGGAACCGGACATCTCGGTCTGGCTCCATCCCCACTATCCTGCAGATCTTCTTGAGGATGGGCCACGCGATGGACTCGGCGGCATCGAAGGTCAGGCTCACGAACACGCTCATGGTGTTGGTGGTGAGCAGGGCCTTCACCATCATGTCGGCGATGATCGTGAACGTCTTACCGGCCCGGCGGGTGGTCCACAGGCACTTGCGCCGGTTCTTATCTGCCGCCGCTGCTAGTTGATTTGAGAACAGGAGTGCAGCTATCGCAGAGGCCGCCCGCTTTCTCTGCGATGAAGTCCAGCGCCTCAATTAGTGAGCAGACGCTTCCTCTTCCCCGGCGTCCGCGGTGGGCGCCTCTGGCTCGGGGACGGTCGCCATTGGGGGCGCGACCGGAACATAGTTGATCATCTTCCACATAGTGGGGGAGTAGATTGTGATCAGGTTGCCTTCGTCGTAGACCTCCAGGCAGCCGCTCGGCTGGAGCTTGAAGTCGTAGCGACCTCCCGACTTAACGAGCAGGTCCGTCCCGGATCCCGGCATCATTCGGACGTTCATGATCTCTGGCTTTTTCTTCGCTGGCATGGTGCTCCTTTAGGCCTGGTACAGGTGCGGGCCGGCGGCATTGCTCTCCGCCTCCGCCTTGGCCGCAATGGCGTTCTGGTATTCCTCCAGGAGGGTAATCCCGATTTCGTAGTTTTCCACGTCCAGGCCGGCGGTGATGCATCCGGTGATGCTGGTGGCATCCGCCAGGGCCAGCAGTTCCTGATCCACCTCGTTCGGGATGTGCTGCGGCTCGGCCTTGATGATGACCACATCCCCGGTGCTGTACAGCATCTCAACCCGTTCACCCGTTGGAAGCAGCCGGCCACGGCCTACCGCCTCCACATAACACAGGTTCATCTGGTACTGGCGAGCATGTTCCTCCGGGATGATCAACTCCGCCTCTCCCACCTTCATCTCGTTGGTACGCCGCATGGTCCGAACCAGGTACTGGCCCTCGCCCGGGGCAATCTTCAACTTGAGTTCCTGCATCTCATCCTCCAGTAAAGGCCACGAAGTACGGGTTCCATTTTACATCATGCCGCTTGCACAACTTGGCCCAGAGCTTCGTGTTGCGCTTGGCCATCTTGGTTTCGTGCGTGACGTAGCCGGGGCCCTGGTGGTCTTCCCATATCTGGCCCAGCAATCCGGTGAGTATGCCCTGCTTCCGCCACGGATTCCGAGTATAGGCGAAGTGCAGAACCCGAAACGGCCCCACCGTGCCACCACAGGCAAAGCCGTAGATCTGATCAGGGTATCCCTCCGGGTGGGCAATGGTGGCCGGAAACCGCTGCAGTAAAAGCTCTATTAGGGCACGGTGGTCCCTGAACCGTTCCTTGCTCATTCCGGTGAAGGGGCGAATCTGCACCGGCCGCGGGGGACGAATCGCCTTGCACCAACTGTCCATCACCAGGCCGACATCCTTGTCAGGCGCCGGGTCGTAGGGGCGGTAGATGGGCTGGAGGGGTGGCGCGGTCATGCTGGCTCCTCAACTGGCGGCGCGTCCGAGTATGGGTCGCCCTCAACCGTCACCTGGTCTTCCGCCACCGCGTCGTGGACGTTGCGGCTCCCCATGGCCGCGAGGCTGGACCGGATGAGGGATGCAACCGCGCTGCCTTGCTGTGGGGTGAGTCTTCCACTCCTTACATCTTCAGCCGTCTCCGCTCCGATGTTCACCAGGTCTGCCTCCGTGTATCGCTTCGCCGGAAGCTTGCCCTTCCGCTTCTCCAGCAGGTGATCCTCGGGCCCATCATAGACCTCGGAATCGTCCGGGTGGGAACTACAGAATTGTCTCTCGTTTTCTTTCGGGCGCCCACACCGCTTGCCGCTGTTTGCACGAGCTTCGCAGCGAGTTTCAGTAGTTACGGTATACGGTCTTTCCCACACAAGAGGCAATATTGGGCAATATTACCGGCAATTACAACCTTATTCGCTCGAATTGCCTCAGAAAAACCCGGTTTCGTCGGGAACTGCC